CTACTAACACCGAATACTTTGTAGTTGGCGGTAAGAACTTAGGAGCAGGAGACTTCATTCTTCTAGATGGTAATACAGAAGTAGTTCTTCAAGAAGGCGATGAGATTCGTGTACAAAATACTGGCACAAGTTCTGTAACGTATATTGCCACAGTAGAATATGTACCAGAGCAGGCAGTTCAATTCCAAAACTAAGGAGATATATTATGCCTATGGTCAACGGTAAGAAGTATCCATATACGAAGAAAGGCAAACAAGAAGCTGCCTCTGCAAAGATTAGTAAACTTCGTAAAGAAGGCTATCCGCAGAAACAAGCAGTAGCTATCGGTCTATCTATGGCTGGTCTAGCTAAAAAGAAAAAGGCTAAGAAATGAAACAAGGACTCTACGCAAATATCTGGGCTAAGCGTAAGCGTATCAAAGAAGGTAGCGGCGAGAAGATGCGTAAGCCTGGAACCAAGGGCGCTCCTACTGCTAAGGCATTTAAAGAAGCTAAAAAGACTGCGAAGAAATAAATGGTTAAGAAGGTATATCAGAATCCAGAAGGCGGCTTAAATGCCAAAGGCAGAGCATACTTCAAGGCTAAGGAAGGCGCTAACCTAAAGCCTCCAGTGTCCTCAAAGCAGGCTAAGAAGTCTCCCAAGGCTGCTGCTCGTAGGAAATCTTTCTGCGCTCGTATGAGTGGAATGCCTGGACCAATGAAGGATGAAAAAGGTAGACCAACTAGAAAGGCTCTATCATTACGCAAATGGGATTGCTAAATGGCTAACAAAACTTATCTCCAACTTGTCAATGATGTCCTTATTCGTCTTCGTGAGGCAGAGGTTACATCTGTTACTGATACATCCTACTCCAAGCTGATTGGTAAGTTTGTCAACGATGCCAAGCGACAAGTAGAAGATGCCTATAACTGGAATGCTCTGTCAGAGACATTGACTGTATCTACTTCAGCGGATCTGTTTAACTATGTCATGACTGACGCAGGTATCCGCTTTCGTGTCTTTGATGTGATTAATGACACCAGCAACTGGTTTCTAAATAATGCCTCCACGATGGAGATGGATGAGTGGTTCTTAGTTGATACACCTGAGAAGTCTTCTCCACGCTACTATAACTTTAACGGTGTAGACTCCAATGGTGACACACAGGTAGACCTCTATCCTATTCCTGATGGCGTATACACAATTAACTTTAACATCATCAAGCCACAGGATGAGTTGTCTGCTAACTCTACACAACTTAAGGTTCCTGCTGAACCAGTAATCTTCCTAGCCTACGCTAAAGCACTGGCAGAGCGTGGAGAAGACGGTGGACTGCGTAGCTCAGAAGCATATCAGTTGTACCAGACCAGTCTGGCAGACCATATCTCCATCGAAGGTAATAAGTATCCTGATGAATTCCTCTGGGATTCAGTTTAATGGCTCAAGAAACTCTAACCTCTTCTATTGCTGCGCCAGGATTCTTTGGACTAAACATCCAAGAGTCAGCAGTATCATTGTCTTCAGGCTTTGCGCTTGAGGCAGATAACTGCGTCATTGACCGTTATGGTCGTATTGGTGCTCGTAGAGGCTGGACACCAGTAAATAGCACAGTCAATACTGACCTTGGTGCTGCAAATCCAGTACAGTTTATGTTTGAGATGATTGATAATGGGTCTTCTCAATTTATCAGTGCTGGCAACAATAAGTTGTTTACTGGCACAACTACGATGACTACCAAGACTGTCAGGAATACTGGCAATACTGGTGACGTAACATATACGATTACTGCTAACAATTGGCAAGGTGCTGCTTTGCCCTATGGAGATGGTGTTGATGCTGAGCCTCATGTTATATTGGCACAGTCTGGTCATCAGACTCTAGTGTTCCATGAACTTCCTGCGTCTGGTAGTGGTCCTCATGCACACGATAGTGGAACCTTTGGCTTTCAGCGTCTTGGTGATGTAGGTTCTCTACCAACAGGCTATACAACAACTGACTTTACACCTAACTGCGCTCTTGCTGCCTATGGCAGGGTCTGGCTAGCTGACATTGCAGGAGATCCACAGACGGTTTATTTTAGCCGTTTGCTAGACAGTGCTGACTTCCAAGGCGGTGACTCAGGTTCTCTATCTTTAAACGCAGTGTTTCCTAATACAGACAAGATTGTTGCTCTTGCAGCACATAACGGATTCCTAATTATATTTGGTCGTAATAACATTGCAATTTACAGAGATCCTATTGATGTTACGATTATGACATTGGTTGACTACATTCCTAATGTTGGGTGTGTAGCCAGAGACTCTGTTCAGAATACTGGTACAGATGTTGTTTTCTTGTCTGATGGTGGTGTTCGTAGCTTGCAGCGAGTCATTCAAGAAAAGTCTTTACCTATGCGAGACATCTCTAAGAATGTTCGTGATGACTTGATGACTAACGTGGCCTCTGAGACAGTTACTAATATTCGCTCTGTCTACTATGAGCGAGATGCTTTTTATCTGCTTGCTCTACCTACTACTAAGTTTGTTTATTGCTTTGATATGAGAGGAGCACTACAAGACGGTTCTGCTAGGACTACTACATGGACAAGTATTGAACCTCAGTCTTTTGTGGTTACTAATACTAAAGACTTATACATTGGAAAGCCTGGATATATTGGTAAATACTTTGGTCATACTGACAACGGTACTAACTATCGGTTTAGTTACTACACAAACTACTTTGACTTCGATGCTCCTACCAAAGAAAAGATTATGAAGCAGATTGGTTTTGTCGCAATTGGCGGCTCTAACCAGGATGTGGCTGTAAAATGGGGTTTTGACTATAACGAAAATTTCTTTGCCTTTACGAAAAAACTTGACACAGGTTCAACTTACGAGTATAATATAGGTGAGTACAATATTGCTGAATACTCAGACGGTATTGTTTTAGATAAATTTAAGATACAAGCTGGTGGCACAGGTGCAGTTATACAGATAGGACTAGAAGCTGAGATTAATGGAAACCCTATTTCTATTCAAAGGATTGATGTTTATATTAAACAAGGAAAAATAATATGAGTAATTATACCAAAGCCACTAACTTTGCGGCTAAAGATTCTTTGCCTAGCGGTAACGCTGGTAAGATTATTAAAGGCACAGAGATTGATACCGAGTTTAATAATATTGCCTCAGCTATTTCATCTAAGGCAGACACCAATAGTCCTACTCTGACTGGTACACCGTTAGCGCCTACAGCATCAAGTGGGACAAGTAACACCCAAATTGCAACTACTGCTTTTGTTTCGGCAGCAGATACTACGGCTATCACTAATGAAAGAACCGCTACTGCAACTCTGACAAATAAAACTATATCTGGTTCGAGTAACACAATTACAAACCTGAGCGCATCTAACTTATCTTCTGGTACTGTTCCAGATGCTAGGTTTCCTGCTACATTACCTGCTGCGTCAGGTGCGAACCTTACTGCACTAAATGCTACTCAGTTGACATCAGGTACTATTCCTGCTGCTAGATTCCCTGCGGGTATAATTGTTAAAGTATCTAGTATTGTGTTTACCACAAGAACTGTTACAAGTTCTCAGGTTACCTATGATTTAAGTCTTGGTTCATTTACTAAAACTTATGATTCATCTACTTCAGATATTCTTATTGTAGGAACAATACCTTGTTATAGTTTTGATAACGCTTCTGGTTATTTAAATTTAAAAGTTGGATCAACAGCAAAATATACTGGCATTGCTACAACTCAATTATCAAACGCTCCTTTTTTAATAAATATTTCTCAATATTGGTCTGGACTTGGTTCAGGTTCTCAGAGTGTGTCTACAGGTTGGGCAGCAGCAAATAGTGCTAGTAATAGACCAGTTAATGTTTATATTCCAAATTCAACAGATGACGCACGGCTCCAACAATCTGGAGCAGAGTTAATTATTTACGAAGTTCTTAAGTGAAGATACCAATAGTATTACGAAAACACTACATAATATACATTGAATGGTTTAATAACTTAGTCTTTATCCACACAGATGTATTTAAGTGGACTGCAGAAATAAAGAAACATTATATTAGAGATTTAAACCAACTACAGTCACTACTAAATCTACCGATATACGGATTAGTAGATAATGATAAGTTAGGTAAGTTTGGAGAGTCAATAGGTTTTAAATTTGGAGACTACGCCGTAGGTAAGGACGGTAACACTTATAAGATTTACTACAGGAGTTTATAATGGGCAGAGCAGTAGGAAGAATATTAGATCCGTTTACTGGTGCTAGTTCTACCAGGAGAGCCGCTAATGAGGCTGCTGAACAGCAGGCTGCAGCAGGTAGACAAGCGGCTAACATAGCTGCGTTTAGACCAGTCGGGATGACTAGTCGCTTTGGTACTTCACGCTTTGGTATTACAGATGTAGGCGGGGTTCCTCGTGTTACATCGGCAGAGTATGAAGTAGCTCCAGAGTTACGAGCTATCCAAGACAGGCTGATGGGTTTGACTGGTGGTGCTGTCACCACTGCAGAGGAAGCCCAGGCTGCTGCAAGACCTCTAGGACTAGCTGCAACAAGGTTGTTTGACCTTGGTCAACAGTACCTAGCACAGTCTCCTGAAGAGTTACGTCAACGATACTTTAGTCAGCAACAGGCACTCCTAGCCCAGCCTCGTGCTGCTGAAGAACAAAGACTAGCATCTTCTGTATTTGGTCGTGGCCGTGCTGGTTTAAGTGTTGGTCCTACTGGTCAACCAGAACTTGCTACATTAGCCAACGCACGCAGACAGCAGGACTTGATGCTGGCTGCCCAAGCTGAACAAGGCGCTCAACAACAATTAAATTATGGAACTGGTTTGTTTGGTTCTGGCACAAGTCTTCTTGGTCAGCAGTATGCGCTTCCTGGTCAAGCTCTTTCTCCGCTTCAATCTTTGCTTGGTGCTGTAGGTTCAGTCGAACAGATGGGTCAACAACCATTCCAGATGGGCCTTGCTGTTGGACAAGCTGCTCAACCTGGAGCACAGGCTGGCGCTGGCTTACTTGGACAAGGTTTATCACAAGCTGCTCAGACTCGCTACCAAGGCGTACAACAAGCTAACGCTGCTAATGCTGCCTTCCTACAATCACTGATTGGCGCTGCCTCTGGTGGTATGGGAGGCGGTGGAGGAGGTGGTATGGGAGGCGGTGGTTGGGGAGGTTCTAGTCCGTGGAGTGACGCACAATGGAGTAGATGGGCTGGGTCCTCTTCTACGGTTCCTCCAGCAGGTATGGTTTAACAGGAGATAAGTATGGGAATGTCAGCACAACAGATGTTACAAAATGACCCTGAGTACCTTGCTCGTCAGTTAGCACAGCAA